CCGGGATGGGTTTCCCCATTCTTTTGTTCATCGTCAGCCCTAAAGCCGTCAGGATGCGACTGTGAACCTACTTCTTTTTCTGAGCACCGATTCCAACCCCGTTGTTGTTGGGGTTGTTCAAACTCTCCTTCCTCGGCGGGCCACGATGGTGCTGGCCCTCTTTCGGGCGGGCACCGGGGTGGTCTCTTCGAGGGGTGTCATTGACACTTCCTCCCCGAGGTTTTCCTGCTGCTCCACCATCGCGTCGGTCAACTTCCCGACCGGTGTTATGGGCGGGGTTTCGCGAGCTTGATGGGCGCGCAGAACTGCGAGAGTTTGCTCCAACGCTTTGATGTGCTCGGCCACTGGGGTGGGTGTGAAAGGAACCCCTTTGAGGTGTGACGCCACGAGGGGTTTCCCCAACGTGTTGTCCACCATGGTGTTCAGTTTGCGGTACATGCTTTGCAGGGCGTCCGCCAGTGCGGTGAGGTCCTTGCGGACCACCTCGCACGGCGCCGTCTCTGCTAGACTGACCACTTCCTTTCTCAACGACACCAGGGACACTCCTGCCCCCGTGACTAAGCTCGTCATTTGCTGCTCTTTCTGCATTATCTCTTATTGTTGATATTTCTTCAATTGGTAGATTGGAACGATCCCCCATCGCCACCGTGCCGTCAGGCAAGATGGTGCCGGCGTAGTTTCCGTACTGGAATCGGCGATCAAAACCGATGAGTTGATACACGTCGGTCGTACTGTCGAGCTCACGCATAACTGTGCGCAGGTCTTCGATAGCGATCTCCGTGCGGAGGGAAATACACTCCAACATCAACTCAACATCGTCGGCAGCTTGAGGCCAAGAACCGCCTGTGGTTAACCAGAAGGGTTTCTCACCGAGGTGGCAAGCCCTTTCGGCGCGCACTTCCACCGTCGAAACGGTATCGGTGTATGCACGAACAATCATATTACAGTAATTGCTGGTTACCGGGGTAAATGGATCCGTAACTAGATAGCCCGTGACACGATCCACAGCTGCATCCGCCAGAGGAACCAAGGGGTTCCGACTGGTGATGTGCAACTTTCGCCAGGTGCGAAGTGGATCTTGGAAACTTGTGTTGGTTTTCCATGGGTCAGGGTAAACACGGGCAAGAAATGAAATTCCCCGCTCGGGTTGTTCGGGTTCTATCTTAAGATCCATACCCAGTTGGGTGGCGGTTTGGGTGAAGCGATTTTTGTAAGTTTTGTCAAACAGCGAATCGTCCCCGAAAGCCAATCCGATCTCCTGGAAGGCTATAACGGGTTCTAAATCAGGTTTCGTTTTCCGCACAGCGCAATACTGGATGAAAGCATTGAGAACTGTGTTAAGATCACAAGTTGTAGGTGACCCGGATTTAACGCCGACGCCGGCGTCATATTGGAAACCGAATTTCTTCGCTCTCGCGGGACAGGAAATAAGCATGTCGGTGTATGTTAACAGCTCTGCCCGCCACTCACTGCCAAAGTACCGATGGTACACAGCGTTCATAACATGGCGTTGAAGCCATGATGACACGGTACCGTCGAAATTGGAAAAGTCCCCTTCGATGGGTGATGTCACTCCACGCACGTAATTCACGACTTTGTCTGCGATCTCCGCTGGCGTACCACCGGGACAAAACCAGTGACCGTTAATTTCGGAGTGCAGGACTTCTTCGCGAAAAGCGAGGGTGAAGCGAGAAAACATCAATAGGAACCTGGCGTCTGGGAAAGTGCTGACGATACGACCCGCCTTCATGACTGGTTCGTTTTTCACAAACGCTTCAATCAAGCGACGGTGAGGAACGTCAAGAGTTTCCCAAATGCGCCGGACAGCCAAAACTTGGCTGGGTTTCGACAGCATCAACGCTGCGTCCTCTACACTGAGAGGTACGCCACGCGATGCTAGGTGCTCTGGTACAACGAGTGAGACAAACTCGGTGGCGAAACGCTGAATTTGTGGGGTAGGTACCTTGTGATTAGATACCTGGAAAACTCTCTTCTCCAAAGAGTCCGAGAGAACTTCCCATCTCCGAGTCATCGGCATCATGTTGCAATCAGCCACGATCGGAGCCCCATAAGCTCTACAGCTTAATTCAGGCACGTCCACCTTCGCCCCTAAAGGCCAATGGGGTGCGGGAACAGACTTCGACAAACGAGTCGCGTTCTGCCCGCCAACAACCGTACCGAGGTAGTATTGGCACACGAGTGTGTTGGTAACAGCGTGTTTGTCTCCAGTATACCCAAAGTTAAGCAAACGAGTTTGCACCGATTGAGGAGTCGACAGGCCGGCTAAAGCTTCAAAATGAGCAATGGGGAGAACAACACTGGTGTCCTCGCCCTTACGCCCAAATGAAGTCATCACCTGGCCAATCGAATCCTGATAAACGATGCGGTTGTAAGCAGTTTTCTTCGGGTCACTGTACTTAACACGTTGTAACTTACGTGCACTAAGTTTGTTAGGCAGCCACCTAATTCTCCAAATGGAGTTTGTCGGCAGACACCAAACTAAACAACGGTTGGGTTGTTGTTCCCAAGGACGGGAGTGGACGACCTTGTGGTAAACCACTTTCTCCAAACCAACCCACGACAAGATGTTATGCCATAGATTGTTGGGAGGAACGGTCGATTCCAAAAATTCTCCCGCTACGCACCAATCCCAGACTTGATGTTGCCAGGAAGCACCGCCGCTAACCTCATACGTCACCACATCATCAATGATGCGGAACGTACAGTCCCCGTCCAAGCCAGAAACTGATTGAGGATTAAAAGTGTAAAACACGGCGGGCTGCCCGGATGCTAGTAGGCGATGTGGATCGGTGTAATAATCCACGTCGATACCCACAATGACGTCAGACTTTCGAATTTCGTCATTCGCGACAGGCGCGTGCAGGTCTCCTACAGCATAGTGCTGGTGATGCATGGCGACGTTGGATCCAACCAGGTTGGCCTTAGTGACAGAAACCTTCGCAGGTGACAACTCAAACTTAGTCATGCCCAAGGCTGATATGGAGGAGTCAATCACGTTGCGGGCTGTGTCCCTTGCGGCCCCCGAGATAGGATGTCCATTGTCGCCCCTCCTGGTTTCGATGTTTAAAAGTGAATCCAGGAGGTGCCAGTGCATAGAAATGTCCTTTCTACTCTTAGAGATAATTACGCGTTGTAAGAATCTTGGTGCGCTCAGTGTGTGTTCGTCGGAATACGGACCGATTTCCGCATAACCCGACAACCTTCTCCTCACCACACACCACACATGGTAGGTGCAATGAATGACGCAAGCACCCAGGAAGACCGATTTCTTGCTGGGGACAAGTGTCCATTGGAGGGGCGAGGCAATGTCAACCTTAAACTTAGGCATTTCCACAACCTCAAACAAAACTTCGCGACTTAGGTTCATTGTGAAACTGTTTTATCCGTTGCGATTATTATCTAATGGGATAAAACAGTTTCACAAT